GATGTTTGTCCACCATGTCCTTCTTGTAATGGAAAAATGGAACCATGGGATCTTTGGTTGGTAACAGGCGCAAATTGCACTGTTTGTGGATGGAGTATGACAGAAGGAACTGGTTGTCTCCTTTAAAAATTATAATAACGTATGGCAGACGAATCAACAATCCCTGAAAATACAAAACCTTCTAAGCGTTTTGTGCAGCGGGATGCATATATTTGCAAGTATTGTGAGGGAGTATATGCAGATGAACCAGTTTCTTCTTGTGATTGTCTTGAACATCTTGGTAAAAATCCTCCCCACTTTATCAAAGGAAAAATTGAATATATTTTAACAAATTAAAAATGAAAGCACGTTTAATCACTAAAACCGCAGGAGTTGCAGAATATACAGACAAAAGTATTGACGAAATTACAGTAGGAATTGCAAGACTCAGCAGTTCCAGAGATGTAAATGAATTGTTTAATGAACCTCATAAACTTCTTCGGCATTGTCTAAGAGAAGGACATTGGAGTGTTTTTGCAATGGTTAATCTTGGAATTGAGATTGAAACGTCCCGTGCCATTGGACGAGAACTGTTGAGGCATTGGAGCTTGCAACCTCAAGAATTGAGTCAACGATATAAAATTGTTAATGAATATGAAGAAATTGAACTGAGAGAGCAATGTTCTAATAATCGTCAAAGTTCAACAAATTTAGTAGATCCAATTTTGTTTGTTTCTGATAATGACTTTTTCACCGATAAAACCGGAAAGGCAAGTGAAAAAGTCAAGGAACATATGAAAAATAGTTTTGAACTATATCAGGAACTAATAAACAATAACGTTGCCCGAGAAACAGCAAGATTCGTCTTGCCAGAAGCAACAACTACAAAAATTATTTTTAATGGTAAACTTCGTGATTGGATTACCACTCTGAATAAAAGGTTGTATAAAACAGCGCAAAAAGAATGCCGGGAAGTGGCAGAAGTTATCCGGGATATTCTTATCCAAGAATGTCCAATAGTTTCTAAAATGCTTTGGAATTTTGAAGATGCATATCATATTGAAATTTTGGAACGCTTGATTCTTGATCGTTGGGGAGTATATGATTTGGTAAAAAACAACGATTTCAAAAAGGTAGTTTTATAAGTTATGCGAAGATATTATATTGAAATGAACGGAGGAGAAAATGTTCCCCGCGAAGAAGACATGATAGCATATCTTTTGGATGAATGTGTGCTAATGATAACAGATGAAAATGATTCAATTAGTTTAACCATTAACGTAAGTGATTATTTTCATCCAGCAGCAGACGATGAAAAATTTCCAATGAATGATATTCCAAAAATATATGAACTTTATAAAGAAAAACAATATAATGGGATACTTGAATATGTGGCAGAAAAAAGAAAAATCGAAAATATTTCATGGAAAGATAAATTAAAGAACGAACAAAAGATATGAAATTAGAACTTTTAGGAAAATTGATACATTATTCTATTTCGGCATTTAAGGTTAGTATAGGGGAGGAACCATATTCAAGTTGGGAAGAAGCAACGGAAAATCATAAAAATCTTTGTATTGGAGTTGCAAAAAAGATAACAGAAGACAAAGATGTATCAGCAAAAGAAATTCATGATTATTGGGTTGAATGGGCTAAAACTCATGCACCATATCATTCCAGTATAATTGATTTCGATGATTTATCATCTAATGATAAAATCAAAGATGAAATAGCAATATCTATTATACAGGCATTCACAAAGTACAGAAATCTCGAAAATGAATTGACAAACTCGGATACAAGTGTAGAGTGAAAAACCTATAAAGGATAACCAAAAATAATAATTATGAAAAAGAAAATTTATGTTGTTGGAGGCGGAACAGTAGCACATAGTAGTTGCCATTTGGGTTTGAATGCTCCTGCATTTGGCTCAACTGCCCGAACACTAATGAGTCTTGTTCAAGAACATGCACCAGAAATGGATGCAGAATTGGTTTTAACTGCAATGGCAGGAGGAAATCATAATTTGCAAAGTCCAAAAGATTTGGCTAAACTTGCTGAAAACATTGTAAATGACATTTCTACAAAAATTGTTTTTTGGAGTCCAGCAGTTTGCGATTTTGAAATGATTGTAGATGCAGATAATTTGGATAAAGAAACTAATCCAAAATATAGCGGAAGATTGGATTCTAAAAAAGAATATAATGCAAAACTAATTCCTAATACGGAAAAAGTAGTTGATCTTTTTAGAAAAACTCGAAAAGATATTACTCTTGTTGCATTCAAGACAACTTGTGGAGCAACAGAAGATGAACAATATTTGGCCGGATTGAATTTGCTTAAAAAAGCAAGTGCTAATCTTGTACTGGCAAATGATACATTGCATCGCCGAAACATGATTATTGTTCCAGAAGAAGCACGTTATTGTGTTACTAATAATCGAAAAGAAGTTTTGGAAGAATTGGTAAAAATTGCACTACTAAGAAGTACATTAACTTTTACAAGATCAACGGTTGTTGCAGGAAATCCTTGTGAATGGAGTTCACCTCTGGTTCCAGAATCATTGCGAGAAGTTGTAAATTATTGTGTGGAAAAAGGAGCATATAAAAAATTCCGAGGAGTAACCGCAGGACATTTTGCAGTAAAACTAAGCGAAACTAAATTTTTGTCTTCTCGTCGTAAAACTGATTTGGGAGATATTAAAAATGTTGGATTAGTTCTAGTTGAAACTGACGGTCCTGATAGAGTAATTGCATATGGCAGTAAACCAAGCGTGGGTGGACAAAGTCAAAGAATTGTATTTTCTGATCATCCGGATTTTGACAGTATTGTTCATTTTCATTGTCCAAAAAAAGAAAACTCACTTGTTCCCACAATTTCTCAAAAAGAATATGAATGTGGAAGTCACGAATGTGGGAAAAATACTTCAAATGGATTGAAATCTTTTGGTAGGCTAAAAGCAGTATTTCTGGATAATCATGGTCCAAATGTAGTGTTTAACAGTAGTGATCCCGGTATTGCAGAAGAAGTAAAGACGTTTATTGAAAATAACTTTGATTTGTCACAAAAAACTGGAGGATTGGTATAATGAAATTGACATTTAGTATTCCTGAATTTTTATCTAATAGTTATTTTTGGATTGGAGCAGGAGCAGCAACATTGTTTTGGGTTATATCAACATATATAGTATTATATGTAATAGGAGATTGTTTAGCTGATATATTTTCAAGTTGGTATAAACGTTGAATATAAAAAGTAGAAAAACTCCTAAAACATGTTGACAACAGAAAACTTTGTGGTAAAGTAGAAGAAGAAAAGACAGGTCGCTATAGTGAAACGGTTATCACGCAAGACTTTCAATCTTGAGTTGAGGGGTTCGATTCCCCCTAGCGATGCCATTTAAATAAAAATATGCCTCTGTAATTCAACGGTAGAATAACAGACTTTTAATCTGAAGGCTATGGGTTCGAATCCCATCGGAGGCACCATTTTAGTTTATTAGTAGAATAATTGGTAATTCCTCTCATTGGGAGAGTATACAGGTTCAAATCCTGTCTAATAACATAATTTTTATACATAGGAACGCACACGGCTGAGCGGCTTGTCTGTTAAACAAGTGAAGGTTGGTTCGATCCCACCCCTATGTGCCAAATTTCGTGTTAAGGTTTAACACGGAGGTTCGATACAGAGTAAGTAACTTTGTATGAGCGAAAATTCAGAACATGTTAAAAATTGGAGAAGAAATACAAAGCAAAGAATAGTAGATGCATTTAATTCTAGATGTGGAACATGTGGTTATGATAAATGTGTAGAAGCATTAGAATTACATCATCTTGATCCAAAAGAAAAAGAATTTTCTTTTGGTGCAATTAGAGCAAATCCGGTATCATGGGAGAAAATAATTATAGAAATGAGAAAATGTGTGCTACTATGCGCCAATTGCCATAGAGAGGTACATAATAATAATCGAGAAATTACACAAGATTGTCCAAGATTTAATGAAAATTATGCAGATTATAAATCAAATAAAAGAAAAGAATTGACCGATAATTGCCCTATTTGTAACGGAGAAAAGAGTTGTCATCAAATAACGTGTTCCAAAAATTGTGCCGCTAAAAAACGTTGTAAAGTTGATTGGGAAAAATATGACTTGCATGATTTGTTCGTAACAAAAAGGTTGCCAAGAACTAAAATAGCTACTATAGTAGGATGTAGTGATGTATCAGTAAAGAAACGTCTTATTAAATTAAATATTCAAAGATAATAAACAAAATATGAAAGTTTATAAAACAACATTCGAGAACTTAGAAAGTTCGATATTACCATCTTCATCAATAATAATTAGTGTAATTGAAGGATGGTTAGTAGAATGGAAAAAAGAATTTCAGCGAAAACCAAATAAAGCAATTATTATCGCAGGATTAAAATTGCTAAGTTCGTTAGAAACAGACATAAAAGTAAAAGATATAAGCACAATTTCACAATATCTAGTATTAAGTTTATATGATCTATCTATTAGAATAATTCCATCTTGGGAAATAGAATTGTATACAATGGAATTGTCTTTAGAATAACAAAATAATTTTCACATTTGGGTTGGTAGAATAATTGGTAATTCGCACACATTTATATTGTAGTGTGAGATGTAGGTTCAAATCCTACCTGACCCTCCATTTTCAACTTTTCGGCTAGTAATTTAATTGGTAAAATATCCATCATAATAAAAATATTATACATTATATTATTTTAAAAATTTAATTTGCTAATTTTTAAAAATATACCGGAAAATAAAGGTTCGAATCCTTTCTAGACGACAATTTTAACACAATAAATATATGGGCTGTTGGCATGAAACATGTATAATTACTAATCTTCCTATTTTGGGAGAAGGTAAAGTAATCGCATTAAAAACAAATTCTTCACATGATATAGAATTTGTTTTAGATTCTTGGTGGTTTAATGGAATATCCTTTGCAAAAGGAGAACTAGACCCTTATGGAGAATTACATAATATAGAATCAACATTGATTGATAATCGTCTTAAAAATAAAGAGTTTTCAACCGATAAACCCGGATTTATAGTTTTTTGTTATGCAGACGTTTGGGAAAAAATTATAAAATACGCAAGAGAAAATATAGATGATTTGGAAGAAAGTGTTTCTTGGAAAATTAGTTCAGAATTAGAACTTGACTTGTGTTATTTTTGTGCTATGATGTATAGAGCCAGATCAGGATTTCCGAAAAACTTACAAAGAGGAAGTCAAGACCTTGACGTATCATATCGAAAATTTATTGCAGAAATCACATTAGAAAAAATTAAAGAAATTGAGAAAATACTAGAAAGCGAAAAATAAATATGAATAATTTTACTCAAATTTCTTGGAAAGATTTTATAGACATTCTTCGTAAAGAAGATATTGTAATTCAAGTAGAGGATAGATTGTACTTCTCAAAAGAATTACGAATAAATGATGATCTTATAAGGTTTATATGGGAAGGAGTTTATAAAAAAGAATTTAACGAAACTATAACAGTAGAGAATGACATTTATAATTTGAAATTTCAAATTTTTGACGAAGTTGAAACTGGAGAAGTTGAAGAATATGAAGGAATGTATGGAGAAATTAATTCTCGTCCATTAACTAAAAAACTTGAAACATACAAGTTAATAGAAAGAAAATTTAAAATATATTCACTATATAAAAACGGGTTGATGGCAGCGATGGTTCATGCATCTGTCTGAAGAACAGACTATCTCGGTTCGATTCCGAGTCAACCCACCAAAAATTATGAATATTGGAAAACATATTAATCGAATACTAGATGTATTGTACCATGAATATATTTCATATGGAATGGAGGAAAACGTAATGTGGTGTACTAAATCTTTTGATTTGATCCAGATTAAAACAATGATATTTGAATATAATATTTCATTAATTGAAAATCTCTCTATAAATGAAGTGGATGAACATACTTTGAGTTGGGGCGATAATAAAAGAAACATAGTGATTACCACTTCAGTATCATCGTTCAATGATATTTCTAAAAGAGATAATCCAAAAATGGTAATATTTAATTAATTTATGATTATAAAAGAAGGAAATCTATTAGAACAAAAAGGTTATTTGTTTCATCAAACAAATTGTAAATTTGTAATGGGAAGCGGAATTGCACTTCAAATAAGAAACACTTTTCCAAAAGTCTATAATAGTTATATCTCATTCGGAGATGAATGTAGAAAAAATGGAATTTCACCTCTTGGAACTTATCAAGTAGTGGAATTAGAAGATTGCAAAGTTGTAAATGTATTCAGTCAAGATTCTTATGGAAAAACAGGATTGCATACAGATTATGCTGCAATGGAAAATAGCTTTCAGCTTTTTGCGAATAATGAACTGTCTGGTATTTATAATTTTCCATATCTTTTTGGTTGCGGAACTGGTGGAGGTGATTGGAAAATTGTAAGTGAAATAATCGAAAGATATTTCCCTGATGCAATTATCTGGAAATATAATAGTTAAACAAAATACAATAGATTTATAAAATGAATGATAAAATGAATGATGAAATGAATGATGAAATCTTATTAAAAAATTGGATGCTCAAAATTTCAAAACCTATTTTTGATAAATTTGATTTTGTCCAGAATTTCAGTTTTTTATTGCTTAATTTAGATGATCCCCGCATGTGGTATATAGACTATATCCTTGAGGTAAATGGAATACATATCTATGATTTGGATTTGTATAGTTTAGAGAAACCCATATATTATTTACAACGCGCACAAGATGCCATGATGCCAAAGGTAAAACATAAAGATAAATTCATCAAAAGTATTCAATCTTTACAAAAACGCATGGCAAAAGAGGAGAAAAAGTTAAATCTACGAATCAAAGAAGTGACTAATCCTGAATTAGACGAGTGGGTGAGACGACATGATTTTGTGGACGAGATTCGAACGCAATATTATAAAGTTTTTCCAGATGATACGGAAGAATGTGTTGGCGTTCTAGTTGATAGAGATAATTCAGTAACTTTTACACCACACTGAAAATGTTTAAACAACTGAAAATTAAAATCCGAAAAATGTTGACATTTTCTCTAAAAGGTGTACGGTATTAAACGAAAGTAAAATATGGGATATTGATGTTAATAGTGAGCATCTGACACTTCCAATGTCAGCGGGAGAGTGCAAGTCTCTCATATCCTTCCATGCTGGAGTCCCCAGCACTCATTTCTGCGATAAAATCTATGGAACGCCACTGTGAACGTATGAGTTCCGAAGATGATTTTATGAGGGATTTATTAGGGTCACAGTTAATAAATCAAGCAGATAAAATTTAAAGACAAAAGTGGTTGATAAATGCCATAAACAAACTATAGTAATAGAGGAACAAAATTATGAAAATTAGTATTAGCAAAGCATTGAAAATTAAAAACCGGATTGCCGGAGAATTAGCAAAAATAGAAGAATTGTTTAAGAGTTCTAACTGCCGTAGAGAAGGTGACGATAGTTCAATAGATCCTTCCTTACTTTATGGAGAGTGGGAACAATCAAAAAATCTTCTGATTCTTATCAAGCAAAAAATAGCAACAGCTTCAGCAGGTATTCAAGCAACATTAGTAGAACTAGCAGAAGCAAAATCTGCAATTTCATTTCATGAAAAAATAATCATAAATGAAGGAGTAGCAATGGATTATAGCACAACAGTTCCTCGCCAAATACCATGGGTCAACACAATCACAAAGTCGGATCAGAGATATTTAATCAACAAAATAAATAACAACATTGCAGATTTGCAGGATAGTGTGGATGAATATAATGCAACCACAAAAATAGATTGGGACTAAACATTTTCAATCTCTTTCTTCTCTTCGAAAGAAAAAAGCCACCAACCATTCTTCAAGGAATATGACTTCGATATTGATAAAGACTTTAATCTTTAAAATTTTGTAGCTTAAACCTTAAAAATAAACTCGTAAACTGAAAACCGTAGACGGCAGAATTATCCGGTAGAAGAGAAGAAAGAGATTTGATTTTTATATAAGTCCTAAAATAATTTTATGAGATGTGATTTAAAAAGAGTACAGCCAAGAAAAATTTTTATTGTTGTTGGAGAATATAGTCCTTCGGGTGATAAAAAGTATTTTGATAGTGAAAAACCGTTTCTGCCTGATATAACAGTATACGCTTCTGAAAGCGAGGCTTATATTCATGTATGGAAAAAAGGAGAAGAGTATTTTTATGCATTTGAAATTTACCCACTTCATTTCAAAAGTTACCCAGATGACACGGATTCTGTAGGAGTACAGCATGTAACAGTTATAACTGAAGAAGAATATTTAGAGTATAAAAATTTACCATTTAATAATTAAACTTTATACGTTCATAGAACAAAAATCCTTGACAAACAAAGCAAATGTGGTAACATACATTATATGAGTGCTAGACAAGAAATTCTAAAACTGAATGCCAGCTATTTTCCAATTGCTACAGCAAACTGGAAGGATGTTATGGTGGACATTGTATCTGGGGTGTGTTATCCTATGGATATAAATTATGAATTTGATGAAAATGGGAATGTTGATAAAACAAAGATTTCTTATATGAATGTTGTTCGTTCATTCAAAGAATGGGAATCTCTGCCTATTCGTGAATTTGATGAATATGTTCGTAGTGCAAAAAATGTTTATCGGTTGCCGCCAATTGTGGTTTGCAGCAAATATGATAAAATTGTTCATAAAAAAGTAGTTTTCCCTACTAAAGCTAATATCTGGCGTCGGGACAATTATACCTGCGGATACACGGGAAAGATTTTGGATAAAAATAACGTATCTACCGATCATATAATTCCTTCTAGCAGGGGAGGAGAGAACACATGGGAAAATCTAATAACATGTGACAAAACTCTTAATACATGGAAAGGTAATCGTACACCAAAAGAGTGTGGATTGAAACTTCTATGGAAACCTACAAAACCTAAGAATGGAATGATATTTGATATTTATCGGGAGGAATGGTCTATTTTTCTAAATGCTAATATTTCTTAAATATTCTTGTTGAGCTACATATGCCTGCTCTTCTGTTTCAAATCTACCGATATGTTTAGTTCTTTTTTCGAGTGGTAATCTACAACATGCAATCCATTTATTTCGGGTTTTATCATATGTAATATTTTTATACTTGGAAGAAGATTCAGAATAATATTTAGTGGCTTTGATTCGTAGTTTTTTTAATTCTAAATATTTTTCATATTTTCTTTCTAATTTTATAGTGCAATCTTTATACATCCAATCAGTGAATATTTCGACTTGTTTATTCCCATTTATTTCTAATACATGAATTTTACCTTTTTTAATGATATTTGTAGTTATATTTAAAAGATTTTCGATGATATCTTTTAATTTATCACAAAAAGAAAAACTACTCAAAATAGCAATTGTTGCTCTCTTCACATTATTTTTAGAATTGGATTTTATACTCAAACAGCCATCTCCATCAAAATATCCTCTTATAAAATGATTATACAATGAAGAATCTAAATTTAATGGAAAAGTTAATGTTAATGATTTGGGCGATTCGTTACCAGTTTTGATTAAATCATTGACCATTTTTTTATTATATATTTGAAGTCTTATAAATCCTTTCGATTTTATAGGTCGATTCTTTATATATGATGTGTATTGTTTAGTATCAATTTTTGTTTTATCTTCTCCTAATAATACGATACTCATGTGCTTCAATAAATCTGAGTCTTTTACCGATAGATTCACATTAATTCGATTATTTTTTGAAGTAAAACAACCATCCGCATATAAAAATCCTAAAATATAAGCCTTAGTTTCATCATTAATAATTTCAAAAAAGTTTTCTTGCATACATATACTTATATTATAGACCATATTATTCCAAATATTTTAATTATATATTTTATAATATTTTTTACTTGACTTTCTAGAAGAATGTCGTAAATTTAATTAATATGTTATCTGAACATGAAATAGAACAATTATTTTTGGAAGGAACTATTCGAAAATTCGAAATGGCACACATTCTTACTAAGAAAAAATTCGATATTTATTATTATAAATTAGAATATGCTCCGAGTGTACGTGATGTTTGTGAAAAGAATAAAATAAAAATGTTTTATAATGAATGGTATGAAGAATATAGCGAACGAGTTCGCACTTTAGAAGAAAACAATATAAATAATGTTGTAGTCTTGATTAGTAAGGAAGATGCACAAAGATTTGGATTGTAAAATCCAGTAAATGGGGGTGTTTTGGTTTCGACTTAATGGTTGAAATTAACATAGCACGTAGTAGTTGATCAGTTGGCTACTTTAAAAGCTGATCAAAACAAATAAAAGCAGAAGACGCAGAAGTCAATGCCCTACTAGCGCAAGCTGAATACATTTTCAACAATGCAGACGAATTCGTCGGTGTCGAAGAAATGGAAATGGTTGCCTAAGTTAAACAATAATGGATACTATTAAAATTATTGAGGTCTAAAAATAGGTTGTATAAAAGCATTCTAATATACATAGAACAAAAAATGCAGGTAGCTATTAGCTTTTTGTAATAGCGGGTAATGACTCAAAAAAAATCGGTTGATATGCCAGCAAACCCAAAGTCTCAGAAATTGCGAAATATCTAAGCGTGTAGAATTGTTAAATTAGATTGTTAAACACAGGGGTTCGACTCCCCTCACCTCCACCAAAATCTATAAATGAAAGAATACTCAGTAGAAGAAAAATTGCGAGGGCAAGACTTACACGGATTGCCCTGTAGAGTTCCAACGCCAACAGAGGAGCAAGCCAAGTGCAGTCACTCAAAATGGGTAGAAAAAGAGGAAAGGTTTCTTGATTGGATGCTTGGCGAATGGTTTTCAGTTTTTCGAAATGTAGAAGAAGACACATTTGAGGATATTCCAAATACCAATAATTTCCGATGCACTCAATGTGGATATACCAGAAGATACTAAAATGAACCAGTTAAATACAGAAATATTTGAAAACGAGAAATTTCCATTTGTGGCAAATATGCCATATTACTATACGGAAGATTTCGAAGTAGTATTGGAAAACACAATTTGGGTCAGTATAAATGATCCGGGTGTTTATTTGGCTAAGATTAGTCCATTTTTAATGGAAATTCCGAGATTACAAATAAACTTTTATGACTTGGAAAAAGATGATGAAGAATATGATTATAAAGCACCTTCTCCGGAAGATGCCAAAAAGATTGTTGATTTTCTCTTGCAAAACAAAGGTAGTAATGTAATAGTTAATTGTGTTGCAGGAATTAGCCGCAGTGGTGCAGTTGCTAAATTCTGCGAAGAAATTCTTGGTTATCATTGGATTCCTTTTTCAAAAAATCATTCAATTCCTAATCCTACATTGTTCAATTTGATGAAAGAATACTATGAAAGAAAAACATCGTAAAACTGCGGAAGTAATAATAAACTATATCATCCGTAATAAATTGATAGAACTTCGCGCCGATTACACTTTATCCATAGCAAATAGTGAATGGTTGAAAGAAGGAGCAGCAGAACAACGTGTAAAAGAACTTGAAGCTGATATTAAAGGTCATACGAATTTTATAGAAATTTTAGACGAATATATAAGCAAATTTGAGGTTAAGCAAGAATAAAAACGAT